AATTAGCATTAGATGAAGATTTCCAAATTTTCAACCCAAACGATTTTTTAAATTGGATTCTGAGTGGGGCTATTTCTAAAAATGTATATAACGCCTTAAAAAAAGAGGCAACAAAATGTCAACTACCATAAAACAACCAAGGAAAAGATCCCGGCGAACTAAGCCAGGAGGAAGCAAAAAAACTGATGTGGGATTTGCTATAAAATCTGTTGACCTGGCCGCAGTCCATTGTGGTGATAAACCACTATACTGTAAAAAACATAGTCTATGGTACATGTCCTGGCTGGATGAATGCCCAATATGCGCCGGCGAAAATATGACCCCTGCAACAAAGGAGAAATGAATTATGGCAAGAAGAGGTTTAAATTCTGTTTGGTTGAATAAAATACGCGATAAATTGAATGCGATTGAGTCCAATGGTTTTGACCCAATAATCCTTTCTTACAATCCCGCTGCCCAATGGTTAATAACAAATATAGCAAAAATGGGATATATTCCAAAGGTTGAAAATCTCGGAGCCGGAGTCAAACGAATAAGCATAAAAGGAACCTGCTGCAAAACTTGTGGGCAAACAACAAAGGAGAAATAAAAATGGATAGTAAAACAAGAGAAGAATTAACAGAAAATGTAATTGATTGTATTCACTCCCTGGATCATTCCTTACAACAATGCAAAGGCGGAGATATGGAAAGCACAGAAACCTTAAAATCTATGACCATGTTTAATTTCATTTGTCATGTAGCCGCCCCAAACGGGATCAGGTTTCACTATGAAAGCCGGTCCTATGAAGAACAAACCAAAGAAAAATATTCAACAGCGGGCGGAAAAATGATACAAGTAAAATCAAAAGAGGATCTGAATGATATCGAGGTCCACACCCAGCCAGATTAATAAAAATTAAATTATTTTTAAAATTATTTAAAAAATTTATATAATATAAAAGTAGATGTATTTTTCGGGCGTGTCATATGGCCATATGACCAGCGAAGGGATCGCTCATCCCTTCGCCCACGCTTGATTATCAATAATGAGCAAATGGACTTCAGGAGAATTATGAGCAATCAAAAAAGAGAGAGAATTTTAGCGGGTGGTGGTTTTTTATCAATAAATAAAATCTTTTTGAAACATCTTGGTGCGGATATGTCATGTTTTTTATCTATCCTTCTTGAATGGCATAATTATTTAATCGAAAAAAATAAAATGCCAGAAGATGGATATTTCTTTTTAGAACAAGTCCGTATTGAAAAAACAATCAGGTTATCAAGTTTCCAACAACGTCAAATTTTAAACTCTTTTAAAGAATGGGGTTTTATACTTGCAGAACGCAGAAACATCCCTCCTAAATATTGGTATTTCATTAATGAAGATCGGCTAATACAGTTTTTTAATTACTTAAACTTTAAAGGTTTAGAAATTAAAGGTTTAAACATTAAAGAACTAAATCTATATTATAATAAGACTAATTTTAATAATACTAATATAGATACTAATACTTCTAAAGAAGTATTTAAAAGGGTTTCTAACGAAACCCCAAATGATTCTTTAATTCCAAGAAGGAAAAGAACTTCCAGAGACAGATTACAATTACAACAAAAGTTTAGAAGAAAAGATATAAGAAAAACCTCCATTAATCATTCCATACCCGGTTACGTGATAAATATAATTAATCAATGGAATAAAAATCTATCAACAACAACCCATAAATTAGATTTAGAAAATCCCTCCAAAACAATCAAATCCATTCATCAATATTTAACTCAATTAAAGACCGGTAAAATGTCCGGTTTAAATTCTATCTGGTTAAAAAAGAATAAAATTCCAAATTCCTTTTTAACCCGTAAATGGACCGAAGAAGAATTATGTACTGGAATTGAGCATCTATCTAAATATTCTCAGAACGATTATTGGCCCCCAAATAAAATAAATAATCCCTGGATCAAATCCCTGCCAGGTTTATTATATAATTCGACGCAAAGAAATTCCCTGTTCTTGCAAGTCATGAATAATCCACCAAAGAAATTATCAGAACAAAAAATAATTAATCATCCAAATATGGCAGCATTATTTATCAAGGCAAATATATGGATGGATAGAACCCCTCCAAGTGAATGTGATGTTGACCGGGTTTTGGATGGCCTATTCCCTTTTGTCCGCGAAATGAAAATAAAAATTAAAAGGATGGAGGGCAAGGTTGATCCAAGAAGTCTAAATGGGTCAGGCCGGTTCACATCTATGTTTTGGCAGCGTTATATCGAATTTATTGAAACCTCCAGTATTGTTTTGAATGATGCCTGGCAACTAAACATAAAAGGCTGGGTGTTTGAAAAATATTTAAAAGACATCTGGGATCAGATACAATCCGATGGTTCCACCCTAAATCCTCTAATAGTTCTAAAAAAGCTTTTAAATAACCTTTAAACCCTTACTTACGGCCAAAGGATAGGGCCGTATTTAAACGATCTACTATAAATGTATATAAGGGTATAGATAAAAAATTATCGTTTAAATTTGAGCGAATAACAAAGGGAGAGCAAAAATGAAGATAGAAGAATATATTAATAAACGCGAAAAAATAAAACAAAAGGCATTTAAAGATATAACTAAATTAATGTATCAATATGCAGAAAAAAATAATTCTGTAAAAATTGGAGATATAATCACAGATCATATTGGATCTATAAAGGTCGAAAAAATATTTTTATATAGAAGTGAATTAGAACCATCTTTTATTTATTCGGGGAAAAGATATACTAAATTCAACAAGCCGTTTAAATCAGGAGAAAAGACCCGCATATATCAAATAAATTTGAGAGATAATTCATAATGGCAATTAATCGACGAAACCCTCCGGATGCTAAAATTGAGCGGAATATATTAACGGGCATGATCATCAGTAATGATTTTCTATCGGGTATTAGGTCAATGTGGACCCCGACCTGCCTGCTGGCAAAGGACTCGCAAATAATAGGGCAATGGTGCATAGAATATTTTGACCAATACGAAGGTGCCCCCGGCCAGCATATTGAGGATATTTTCAGAAGCAAAAAAGACACAGATATATCCCCAGAAGTAGCAGACAATATTGAATCATTCCTATCACAATTATCGGAAGAATATTCCAGAGGCCCAAAATTCAATGCCGCATATGCTTTGGATAGTGCGGAAAAACATTTCAGATTGTCTCATCTGCAAAGTATCAAATATGATCTATCCAGGGCTGTAACAGCTGGCAGGATAGAAGAAGCAGAGGCATTGCTAAAAGGATTTGAAAGAGTTGAGAGGGTGAGAGCAAAAGGTGTTGATCCTTTACGAGATAAAGAAGCTTTGAAAAATGCATTCAATCCTCAATCCTCAGATATTCTTTTTCAATTACCCGGCGAACTTGGGGCAACAATCGGGCCATTTGAACGTAATCATTTATTCGGAGTCATAGGACAACAGGGAATTGGCAAAACATGGTGGCTATGGTGGATAGCTGAACGAGCTGCTATGGCTGGGCTAAATGTCGTCTTTGTGTCTTTGGAAATGACAGAGCGACAAATGATCAAACGAATTCAATCAGGGATAACCGGTCTACCCAAGAAAAAGTATGCCGGGAATATAAGGGTGCCGGTGTTTGATTGCACTTTGAATCAAATCGGTGAATGTTCAAAAAGAGAATCAAAAATACCGTTATGGAATCCGAATAAAGAGGATGGTGAGAAACCCACTTTTGAAACAGCTCCCAGGAATTATGTTCCATGCACCAAATGCAAAGGCACCTACAAATTTGATATGAATTCCTGGTGGAGAACAATTACCAGGGAAGAAATAAGTGCCGCCAAAGTTCTGAAAAAAGCAAATAAAATGCAACAGTTTTTAAAACGATCTGGTAAAATTAAATTGGTTTCATATCCGCCCCAGACCTTAACAATATCCGAAATGAAAGCCTATCTATATAATTTAGAGCATTACGAAAATTTTATTGTGGATGTATTGGTGACAGATTATGCCGATGAATTCTTACCGGAGGATCAATATGGTCAGTATCGACATAGCATCTCCGGCATATGGGCCGGACATAAGGCTATTGCAGGGGATAGGAAAATTGCAGTAGTGACTGGCTCACAATCAAACACTGCCCGGACTGGTAAGGATATTCAAAAAGGGGACTGGGCTGAAGATATTTCTAAACTTGGGAAGATTGATGGGGCAATGGCGATTAACCAACCCGAATGTGATAAAAAACGAAACCTGGCAAGAATCAAAATGCTGAAACTAAGGCATGATGAAGAAATTGAATCAACAGTTACGGTTTTACAACAGCTTCAAATTGGCAAGATATACCTTGATAGCTGCGTAGGAGAAATAAAATAACCAATAAAAAGGAGAAAGAAAATGGTATCAATAACAAAGATTTATGAATTTGAAGCCGCCCATCATTTGCCCCATCATAAAGGAGCTTGCCATCAACTGCATGGGCATTCGTATCGTTTAGAAATAACGATATCAGGGTCAATTCAGGTTGACGGTCCAAGCAGAGGAATGATTATGGATTTTTCTGTATTGAAAGGAATGATTGAAAACCTACCAATAGCTACACTTGGCAAATTAGATCATAGCAATCTCAACGATTATTACGACAATCCAACCGCCGAAATCATGGTGCATAAAATAGCAAGAGATATAGAATTAATGCTGTGGGAGGAATCAATTACACTTGAGCGGGTGCGGCTGTGGGAAACAAAAACCTCATACGCAACATGGGAGAATTACAAATGATAAATATAAACGAAATATTCCAAAGCATCAATGGCGAAATTACTGCTTGGCATCAAGGATCATTGACGACATTCATCAGATTTGCCGGGTGTAATCTCTCATGTACCTACTGCGACGCCGCATCTGCCAGCGAGATCAATTCCAAATTATTACCATATCAGATTGTGGATATTGTTGAAAAGACAGGATGCAAACAGGTAACAATAACCGGAGGCGAACCCACCTTACAATATGATGAATTGCAGGAATTGCTCTATGGTTTAGTTTTGGCATTGCAATGCAAAATAACCGTTGAGACAAATGGGACTCATCCAATCCCGGAATGGATGGAAGATCATATTTCCTGGATAGTTGATTACAAATTTAACTACCCCCATAAAATGATTTATGACAATTTCGAAAGATGTATTGATAATAATTGGTTGAAATTTGTAATAGAAAATCGACAAGATTTGCCTGCACTTGAAAATCTATTTTCTATCTACCCTATTTTGCATAAAGCAAATGTCGCCATCGGGACTACCGGCAATGTTCCTCATGCTCAGATTGTTGATTTTCTGATAGACCGGAAACTTTTTAATTGTGTCCTAAACTATCAAATTCATAAGAAAATCTGGCCAATCAGAAAGGAGGGTAAAAAAATATTGTAAGAAAATTTAAATTTTTTTGATTTAAAACTATAATATAGATGAAAGGTATTTTTAATTAATTTTTATTTCAACGTAAAAATCGACGTAGCGAAGGGAGGATGTCATGCACCATTAGATTTAGGTAACACCCTGCTCAAGTAGCAAATAGATTGCTTGTGCGGCCGACGGAACAAGATTGACGACCGTCCTTGCCGCCTGGTCCCGAATCGATCCAATACCTGCCGCCCTAACCTAATATAACAGGCGGCCATGCAACCGGGAAATATAAGCAATCGCACTTGGGCAGGTTCCTAATCCTGTCCCGGCCAAAGGAACAATCACCCATAGGGGTTGCCGGGACAGGATTTTTTAAAACAAATTTTAGAAAACATAATGTACCAACAAACAAAATTAAAAGGAGAATTTGAAAATGCTGAAAAAAGACGTAACCAAGAAAATGCTGGTAGAAATTGCCGCCGTACTGAACAAGGTGATGGCCTATGAGA